ACCTACCTACAGATATTTTTTCTTTTGTCGTACCTAGATAACTGTCAGAAATCGCTTGGCAGACTACAAACCTCCATAGGCGTAACTCTGATGTGAGTTCTGGGTTGTTCCCTATCAATTCCCCAGAATATATGTTTCTGTTTAACTTGTCTGTCATTAACATATATCTTTCCTTGCATACAATCTAATATCACGCTTTCATCTAAATCTGGTCTCCTTGATTGATAATATATTTTTATCTCAACTTTGACATCAAGTTCAATAAGTTTTTCTAATTGTGGACATTGTTCAGCAAATATTTTTACATAGTTCCTAGCTTTTTCTGATTTTATTACTCCAAATCTTTTACCAAATTTGACTATTTTTCTGCTATTACTCTTACTTGCTGGTTCTCCGTGAATAACAAATTTAGTCGATTTATATATTTTATTTGACATTATTTTACTTAGTATTATATATATAACTAACACATAGGAGTTTTAACATGAAGATTACCAATAAATTTGGTTTGCCACAACCATTTGTTGATTTTATTAAAAATGATAAATACAGCAGAGGAGACGCTGACATATCAGTAACTTCTCTTATTGATAGTCCTAGAGTTGCCTTGATGAGGCAAAAGCACCAAGATGAAATAGAAATAGATGCAGTAGATCAGATATGGTCTTTGTTTGGAACTTCAGTTCATGCCATTCTCGAAAGGTCTGAGGACACAATGTTTTCTGAGACAGAACAAAGATTGTATGCAGAGGTAAATGGTTGGAAGTTCTCTGGTGCTATTGATAGGCAAGAGATAGATAAAAAAGATGGTAGTGTTAACATAGTTGATTACAAAGTTACTTCTGTCTGGTCTGTCATCTTTGGAAAAGTGGAATGGGAGAGACAGTTAAATTGTTATGCCTACCTATGTGAACAAAATTACCATGCAGTTTTTACACCTTTCTCAAAAGAAAAAAAGAAAGTAAATAAGCTAAATATATGTGCCATACTAAGAGATTGGAACAGAAGAGACGCTGAGAAAAAAGAGGACTATCCCAAAACACCAGTTGTGTTGGTTGATATACCTTTATGGACACCAGAGGAAAGAAAAAAATATATAAACGAAAGAATTTCCTTACATCAAAACGCTCAAATAAATTACGATCTGCAAAATAAATTACCACTATGCTCTGATGACGAGAGATGGAAAAAGAAAGACAGTTGGGCAGTTAGAAAGAAAGCACAAAAAAGAGCATTAAGAGTTTTAGATACAGAAGAAGAGGCTATCAAATATATGGAATGGCATAAAAATACAGATAGTGCCTATATGCCAAAGTATACTGGTGGCTATGAAATAGATTTTCGTCAAGGCGAATATAACAGATGCAAAGGTAACTACTGTTCCGTTGCAGATTTTTGTCAACAATACAACAAAGGAGTAGAAAATGGCAAAGAAGAAAACTAAAGAAGTTGCAAATAAATTAAAAAGAGCAAGAACTAAAAAAGGTAGGTTTGTCGCAGACAATCCAGATACACCAGAAAACGAGGCTTTTGTTAATGCTAACGTTAAAGTTAAAGCAGAAATAAAGAAAGCCTCAAAAACTAAAGTGCCAGTTTCTCACATAAGAGAGGCTACAGATAAAGCACAAAAACCAGATAGAGATTTTTTCTTAGTAAAATGGTTCAAGATTATCTTTGGAGTTAAGTAATGGCAGAGATAAATGACAAACTAAAAAAACTTTTACAAGAGGTTGGAGAGATCGTTGATGTAAAAGATAGAAATAGTGCAGTTTGGTCTTTGCCTCAGAATAGGAACGCTTTGATAGTAAAACACAAAGCACTAGAAAAGGTCTCTGCACATTTAGGTATGTGGTTTGACCCACCAACCATGATTGAAAACAGTACAGAAAAAGGCATAGTTGCTTTGTCTGTTCAAGGTTACATAGATGATGGCAAGGGGAAGAATACTGCTTGGTCTATTGGAGAAGTAAGTCCACAAAATACATCTAACAAATACATCTACGCTATGGCTGAGAAGAGAGCAATCGACAGAGTTATCTTAAAATTATTAGGTGTGCATGGAGATTTTTACTCTGAAGAAGAGGCTGATGAATTTAAAAAATCTGATCCACCAAAGGCAGACCCACCAAAAAAAGAAAGTTTTGATGGTAAGAAAGAGTTAGATAAACTTGCAGAAAAAGATGAAACTGCGAAAGAAATAAAGAAACACTTTCCTAACGCTGAGGTTGTTCCGTTCTTTGGAGAGATAAAATACTTTAAAGACTTAAATGACGGAGAACAAAAGATAGTTTCTGAAGAAGACTTTATAACTACAATGAAAGGTTTTGTTGAATTGTCTGGCAATGACTATGACAAGGCTATTGAATTGTGGGAACTAAATAAAGAATTGTTTGATCTATACAAAGAAAAAGATAGTGAAAAACATACAGAGTTAATGAAATGGTTAAAAGACAATACTAAACAAGGAGAAAAATAATGTCTGAAGAAAATATACAAGAATTAAAATATGAGCCTAGTGGGTCTATATTTACTAATGAAAGAAAGAGAGGTGCATTAGACCCAGATTATAATGGCTATATGAAGATAACATCTGAAGTCTTAGATTACTTGATAGAGAAAAGAAAAAAGCAAGTTGCTCTATGGGAAAAGCAAAACCCAAATATAGATTGGAATACTGTAGACAAAACAAAAATGTTTGATCTGGAGTGCGATATGATCGCTTGGGGAAAGAAGACTAAGAAAGGAACTAATTGGCTTAGGTTAATTGCAACGATACCTTATAAAGAAAAGAAGAAAAGAGGCAACAATCCATTCTAGGAGATTATCATGGATAAAAAGAAAGATAATGATAGTAGTATAGATGGAGATTTTTTAACTGCTGATGGTGTAGCTAAGTATATGCATATCAGCAGAATGTCTTTTTACAAAATACTTAAAACAGATGACAGTTTTCCTCAAGGTCATTCTATACTTTCAGGAGAAAAGAGAAGTAGAACGATTTGGAAAAAACAAGATGTTGCTGATTGGATAGTAAGTAAAACTGCAATTAAAAGTGAACATTAACTTCTATGAACACTAGACCAAAATACGAAACAAGTGAAGACTTGAATAATGAGGGCAGTATTATTAACCATGTTTCAAAAATATGGAATGTGAATTTTAGTAAACTGCCTTTATCGTATAAACTTGATTATGCCATGTATAGAGAAAACTCTTTGATGGGGTTCTGTGAAATAAAACGGCGAAAGTACAGAAGAGAAGATTTTGAAACTTATATTATATCTTTAGACAAAGTTATTAAGGCAAATCAATTATCAGATATTACAAACACAAAATCCATTCTTTTGGTATCGTGGCTAGACGGAATGGGTTGGATTAATTTAAACGAAGACTTCTCATGCAAGAGAGGTGGAAGAAATGACAGAAACGATTGGCAAGACGTAGAGCCAGTATGTCATTTTAAAATATCAAAATTCAAAGATGTAAAGATGAAAGAAGAGATTAGTGTATGAGAATATGTTTTAGCAACTGGGAGTTTAATATTTCTTTAAGATATAGAGAGAAAAGAAAACCACATAACATACTAAATGCGAGAAGAAAATCAGAAAAAAGATTGCAAGTAAGCGAATACAAAAAACAAATTGGTTGTGAAAAATGTGGATATAAAGATAATCCAGATATTTTACATTTTCACCACATAGACCCAGTATATAAAATTGGCAATATATCAAGAATGGTTCAGAAAAATCATTCTATGGATAAAATATACAGAGAAATACAGAAGTGCCGTTTACTTTGCATAACTTGCCATCATAAAGAGCATGGCATTAAGGATAATTATGTTTAAAGCAATGGCGATAATATGTAGCGTATGGATAGCTGATGGTAGAGCAAAACAAGGTTGCTTTACACATATGTTTGATTGGGAGTTTGAGACTAAGAAACAATGCCAGATGAGATTGTTTCAATACAAGTCAAAAGAGATATCATCTTATCATAGAATTATAATAGACGAGTGTATTTATGTTGAAAAATCTTAGGAGCGAATAATGGAAAAACTTGTTTTATGTGATAGATGCCAAGTTTCAATGAAGAGATTTGGCGTTAAGTTTGACGAGGGCAGAGTTATGATCGCATATGGTTGCCCAATATGTTTAGTTAAAAAATTTGTAGAGGAAGAAGATGAAGAATGACAATGTGAACAGACCAAGACATTACAGAAAAGGTAGTGTTGAATGTATAGATGCCATAAAATCTGCTCTTGGAAATGGGTATCAATATTATCTTCAAGGCAATGTTATGAAATATTTATGGAGACATGAGCATAAAAACAAAACAGAAGATTTAGAGAAAGCGTTCTGGTATCTCAAAGAATTAATTAAAATAAAGAAAGGAAAGAAATGAAAGCTATTAGTGAAGATGACGTACAGAAAGCTGTAGATTGGCTTAGAGATAACGCTGAGGCTTGTGCTAAAGCCAGAGCAACAAGAATATATCTAGAAGAATACAGAAAGTCTATTAAGGCATTGCTGATGAGCAAATATCAAGACTTGTCTGTTTCTGCACAAGAAAGAGAGGCTTATGCACATGATGATTACATAAGCCACCTAAAGACACTAAAAGAGGCTATATATCAAGATGAGAGGCTTAGATTCTTTCGTGCCTCAGCAGAAGTCAAGATAGAGGCTTGGAGAACTCAACAAGCTAATATCAGAGCAATAAAGATATAAAGATGTCTCATCTAAAGATATCCACAAAAGAACTAGAGTTGTTTGTTACAAGTATGAAAGTGTACTTGAGAAAGATAAACGAAGACCACCCCCACCCTTATGCGTATAACCACCCAGTTTCTAAAGAGAAAAGATACCTTAATCAAACTATAGGTAAAGTAGAAAATGAGATAAAGGTTAGATCAATGAGACCACACAAGGTTACAGTATAACCACAATCCCACTAGACTAGGGTACAGAGCAAGAGAGGTATTCATGCCTCTCGCCGTTTGCCTCAAGGGATTGGGGTGGCGTTCTAGTGCCTCCGTCTAAAAACGCAGGTGACTGGCTTGACAGAAAGGGTCATGAAATCACAAACTTTTAGTGTGTTTCTGTCATGCCGATTCGGGCTGCGAGAAGATGGAGTATTAAAATCACGAACTTTTAGCTATCATAAAAGTTAAAGTTAACTTTTAACTTGCCTCTCTAAAACCAGCAGACCTCATCAATATAAGCCCTCTTCTCATAAGGTCGTTTATTCTTTCTCTTCTTATACGGATCAGATTTCTTCTTACATTATCTTCTATTCTTGGGTTTCTTTCTATTTCCTTGATTTGTCTTAACAGTCTGTTTCTTGCATTATCTATAGCCTTTAATCTTGGAACTATAGCTAATTGTTCTCTATTGTCCTCTAATAATTCTTTTATTTTATCTGTATCACCTGATCTTCTGGCTATGTCGTATCTAGCTAGTATCGTGAATAACGCTTTTCTATTCTCTAAATAATTTGAAACATCTTCTCTTTCACTTGGAGATGCCACTACCTTTCTTGCAAAAGGTATAGCTCTAGTTACAGACCCTTGAAAATCATCATTAATAGCGTCATAGATATTAACTGGTGTTTCAAGTGATCTTTGTACAAATCTACCAACGCCACCAGTTGAATAGTCAAACCAAAACTCCATAACATCTGGAGATAAATCTATAAATCCACTCTCTACCTCATCTCCTCCTGTAATCGTATTTAGCGTATTTGCAATACTTTTTGCTATTGGACTTGTGCTTGACCAATATGCCTGACTATTTGGTGTAGGTCTTGATGCAAACTGAGGTGACTCTTTAAAGATTGGGTCTCCTTTGTAGTCCTCGTTGATAGCCACACTCACAAATGGGTCCAGAACTGTAGGTGCGGCTAAGTTATAGAAGTTATCAAATCCTCCAAATGGACTTAAACTTTCAAATGCAGTTCCAAATATAGTCCTACTTGCTTCTCCGGGTGTATACTCGCCCCTTGCTGCGCGAGACATTGCCCTTCCTAAATTAACAGCTATATTCATGCCATAAGCTAAAGGTATAGTAATAAACTTATCTTCTGCTAAACCAAAGGTTGGTAAAACAAAATTATGTTCTAATATATATCTTGGTAATTCATCGTAATCTTTAATTCCATCTTCATCCTCATCTCCAGAAAGCAATGAATTAAATGCATCTTGCATCAAGCCGTATACAACAAGACCAGCCCATACTTTTCTAACACGCTTTGACTTAACCGCGGCGTTAATAAGGGCCATAGATCCCTGCAATGACGCATTATAAAATAAATACCAAGAATTTAAGAATTGTTTTTGCTCTCCACCTTTTGCAAAGTTTACGGTTATGTTCCTTGCCGCTTGTGCTGCGCGGGCAGGAGTGACGCCACGCTTCACTAAAGCTGTATAAGTAGAAACACGAACACCATTTTCAACCGCTGTGTTATAATCATCTAGAAATTTACCTAATTTTTTAAAGCCATTCTTTACAAGGCCAAGTTTACCTTTCTTATTATTATCTGCTACATCACTTAATATTCCGTTTATTCTATTCATTTGATCTTGCAAATCATTCATCTGATTAGTTGCGTTCTTACCACCTGCATTTACAAATTTTAAATATTCTTTTGCCCAAAATCCTTCAGTATCTCCATCTCGGAGGTTCTTTGCAATACCCTTTACAGCAGGGAGCGCGCCCTTTAAAACCTCAGATGTAAGTCCTTTTTCATCATATTGTTGAACATTCACTCCAGCAGTGCCTAAGTCTCTTGCAAAGTTTGGTATAACAAATGAAGGGTTATAAGTTGTGTTAATATTAGATAAATACCTGTTCAACTTACCTAGGGCCCGCGTAAACGCGCCTACACTATCTGGCGTCATCATGCCTTTCATGGCTCTAGCTATTCTTGCATCGGTAAATGTTATAAACACATTTTGGCCATTTTCTCTTACAGTCAAAACCTTATCTTTCATATCTTGGGGAATATCATCTCTGTCAAAATATACATGACTAATATGTTGCATCTCTTTCTGTAAGTTAACATTAACTTCTGTCTCTCCATCTGCAACACCTCTAACAAGCTGTAAATATGATAAACCTACCTTATTTCTTTCAGAGTCTGCTATAGATTTATTGTTCTGAGCAAATAAAGACGCAACTATATCACTAGCATAAAAATCTTGTAACTCGCCTTCTTGTGATCTTATTCTTCCTTTTGCTTTTCTATCTGGCTTTTTTAATGCACCAAATAAGTTTTGTATTACAAAGTTTTCCTGCCTTACATCACCTTCGTTATCTGCATTTATTTCTTGTTCAAAATCTAAATCACCTCTTAAAGGAACATAGTTCTCATATATTTCAGTATATTCTTTCCCATCTTTATCAACAAATCTTTCAGGTATCAGTCCACCTTGCCTTCTTTCTTGATTTGTGTTTTGTACTATCTGTTGGGCAAAAGATATTATGTTATTTAATTTTGTGCTTTCTGTATCTGATAAAGTTTTTGACCAATCTAAAATTCTATTAGCTTCGTTAGTATGCATTCCTGAAGCTATATCATTTCCTAAGTAATCGTTTCTTTCTTTCGCATGCGAAGCATAAAGGATGGCATCTGCTAATGCCATTTTTTTACTAGGGTATCTGCCATCAGTAGCAGTTTTGTAAAAATTAGAAAGATTTGAAAGTTCATTTAACTTATCTTGGCTTACATTTAAAGAGTCAATTACTTTAATCATAGGCTCAAAAAATTCTTTTTGTGACTTGTCTACTTTTGCACCGGCAACTCCATGAAACAACTCTTCTTGCATATAAGTGTCCATAGAATCAGATATATTAAGACCTTTATCTCTCAAGCCATCCATCAATGCACCTATCGGTAAAAATCTATCTTGTATTTGAATTAATAAATCTTGAGATTTTCTTCTTAATGTTTCTTCATCTACTCTACCTGCGGTAAAGACATATCCTATTTTAGTTAAAATTTTTGATAGATTGTCATATCTTATCTTTTGTCTTGTTTGGTTAATGCCTTCATTAACAGATTCACTTGTGGTAGTTGCCTGTTGATTCATTGTTGGAGAACTTATGCTTGAATAACTAAACTTCTTTTCTGTAGGATAAGCAGTTCTTATAACATAAACATCTGATCTCACTGGAGGTGAAGTTGGGTCTAGCGGTGTTCCTTTTGGCACAAATTTTAATGGCATAATTAACTGATAATTTCTTGGGCCGTTATGTGGAGTTTTATTAAACTCTAATCTTATTCCTGTGCTAGGCGTATCAACAAGATTAAATCCATTGTTAGTGCCTTTTGTTTGTTGATAAAATGCCTTAGCTAAATTATCATAGAGCAGTTTGCGTAAATTATTATATTTAAATATTTCTAATAATTCTTGCTCATGACTTTTCCCTGTTTCGTCTCTAATAGCAGTAATAT